TTCAATAGTCTAGTACAAATGTTTTTCAAATTCTGATTTTCAAATCGCAGCAATCCTTGCTTATAAAACCTGATGCATGTAGCTAAATAATAATTCTCTCTGGCATTAAGGAATACTGTTTCTTCAGTGTGATCCGTATAATCACAGGCAAACTTATTTATGGTATTTGGCTCAAATTTTTCACTCATATAAAGATGGCCATTCTTGGAATACCAAATACCAACATTCATACTATTGATTATAAGCAGGCCAAAGAATCTAGCATCCGGTGGCCTCTTTTCAATAAAGTGTGGATTGTCTTTTAACATCTGGTTGTCAATAGCATATCTACCATAATTAGTGTTCTCAATGAGTTTACCAAATCGGCTTTCTTTCTTAATCTTCCGGTATGCATCATTTCTAGCATAATTTACTACAATCAAACCATCATGAAAGGTCTTAAATTCACTATTATAAGGAAGTTCCAAGTTCCAATAAGCAAAATAAGGATTGGTAATAGACAACGCATTACCTAAGAATATAATCTGACCATCACGCAGTCGGAAAACCGTTTCCATCAGGTCTAGAAGTAAATTAACTTCATTCTTGAGATATTTGTAAAGACCGGTATCATCAATCAAGAACTCATCGAAAATAATAGTTGTAACCTTAGGGAACGCAGTAGATTTTAAAATATTGGCAGTGGAAAGTGGTACAGCATATCCACAAACTTCACCATCGCAAGTAAACTCAGTAAGCATCTTTTTCTTACGAATCTTCAAATTTAAATCATCAAAGTAACCATTATTTTGAATATCACTCCAAAAAGTAGCCAGAGCCGAATCCAATTCTGTTTTATATCTTCTAATATAAATAAATTGTTCACCGGTGCGAATAAATTTTTTAAGCATCGCAACTTTAGCACCAAAGGTTTTACCAAGCCCACGCTCAGTAATCACAAAGGCAAGTAGAAAATTATAACTAAATAATTTATCAAAATTATAATAAAAACTCATAATCTAGGTTACGGACGGAACAATTAACATTGTTAAGCACTGCTATTCCGAACAGATTGGATGCTGGTAACTTCATCAGCTAGGATACTCCAGACATACCATACTTAACTTTAATGTTAAAGTCCATCCGTATCTTAATTGTAGCACACTTTTCCACATGTGCAAAACTGAAGACAGAAATGAATACAAAAAAGTCTTGCTTTTGTTTAAAATCTCATTTACAATGAAATTACAACTTAATAAAAGGAGAGTAATACATCAAGAAATACAAGCAAAAATTCAAATTACCAACCACACTACAATATATTAAATTAAAGAAAGGAAATTCAAAATGAGGAAACCAGCAACTAAAGCATTTATTGAAACTATTACTTGGAATAAAGATTTAAAGAAGGGTGATAAGCTCGAAGGTCTTTATCAATCCAAAGAGGTCTTTGAAGGAAAGTTTGGAGAAACCGCAAAATATGTCATTATAAACGATGATGGTGCATTCGGTGTCTTTTCATCTGCCTCACTAGATCGTCAATTCAAGAATATTCCGGAAGGTAGCTATGTTTGGATTGAATATGATGGTGAAGTTACATCCAAGAATGGCCGCCCGGTCAAAAGTTACATCGTTGAATACGATGATGAATATGCAGCTTAAATAAACAAACGGTGCTTACCAAAACGGAACGCCCTCGCTTATCAAATCGAGCATTACATAGCAGGTAAGTTAAATGTCGCACAGTGCAGCCGTAAACTGCCAATAAGGAGGTAATATGGCAAGAAGATATCGTTCAGGGAGATACAAAGCAAATATCTCTCGTGCAACTGCTGGGCTTGAAGATGTTCTAAAAGGAATAGTGGATTTTCAAAAAACCAAGGCAAAAACTAGAATCTTTAATGAACAGGCACAGCGAATTGTAAAAAGTTATAATCAAAAATTAACTCGTGCTAAAAATAGAGGTCTTTCGCATCTTCCAGAAAAACAATCACTTAGAGAACTCCGCCAACAATTTCCAAATCGGAACGACTTACAAAAGCATCTCACACAGCTAAAAAATTTCAATGTGATGGGAAGTTCTGCCTTTGATATAATAGAAACTAAAGCTGGTGGGAAACTCTCTAGATATCAATATTATTACATTAAAGCAAATCTAGATGATACTAAAGAATTTTATTTTAAGCAGCTCGATGAAGCTAGAAAAGTCTTTGGAAATGATCCATATTCTATTGCTAAAAGGGATTATGTACTGAATATTGAAACTAAATTGAATTACTTATATCGTGATATTGATAGTTTAGATCAGTCTGGTATTAAAACCTTCCAGAAATATATTGCACATGCAATGAATGATGAAGTTATGAAATCGAAGAATTTTCGAAGTTTTCTTGGTGGTGTAGAAGATATTATGGACATGCTTGGTTATGATAAAAAGGCAATCAATGCTTTATATGATAAACTAGAGGAACTAACCGCAGCTGAATTTATTAAACTTTATCAGGAAAGTGATTTAATCAATCGTATTTATGAACTTATTCCATCACCAGAACATGGCAGAGGAAAACTAAACACTGATGATGAAAATGCCAAAGAAATTATTAATAAATTGCTATCCGATGTAGATGGTATGGTAGAAGAAGTCAAGTCAAGATTATGAAAATAAGTCGGTGTTGGTCAGCAGATTTTGAAACTACCACCGATCCGAATGACTGTCGTGTATGGGCATACTCTCTTTGTAATATTGAAAATCCAGAACAATTTCTCTATGGTAATTCCCTAGATGACTTTTTCGATTGGTGCTGTGAAAGTAAAGAGAACTATACTCTATACTTTTTCAATCTCAAGTTTGATGGAGCATTTATCATCTCGTGGCTTCTAGACCATGGATTTGATTATATTACTGATAAGAAAGATAGAAATAATTTAACCTTCACAACCTTGATTACTGATATGGGGCAGTTTTATGCTATTGAAATATTCTTTGAGGTGAAAGGTCACAAAGTTAATAAAGTCAAAATTCTTGATGCTCTAAAAATCTTTCCAAACACATCGGTAGAACAGTTAGCTAAAGATTTTGATTTACCAATTTCAAAACTTAAACTAGACTATCATACTTATCGGCCGGAAGGTTATCAACTCAAACAATATGAAATAGATTACATTAGAAACGATGTGGAAATCGTGGCACGCTGCTTAAAAGCGATGTTTGATAGAGGTCTAACCAAAATGACTATCGCATCCGATGCCATGCAAAACTATAAAGAAAATTGTGCTAATTTCAATGATTACTTTCCGATTCTAGGTGAGGATGTAGATTCAGACATTAGAAAGTCATATCGTGGTGGATTTACCTATGCATCAGATAAGTACACTGAACAAGAAGTCGGTGCTGGTATGGTTCTCGATGTTAACTCACTATACCCATCCTGTATGAAAAAACCAATGCCATTTGGAAAACCTAGATTCTTTACCGGTGAATATAAGTATGATCCACTCTATCCGCTTTATGTAATTACCTTTACTTGTCAATTTGAAATTAAGCCAGATAAGATACCATGTGTTCAATTAAAGAATAATGTGTCATTTATACCAAATGTGTATCAGAAGTCATCACATAATGAACAGGTTACTCTAACGCTTACTTCTATTGACTTTCAACTATTCAAAGACCAATACAAAATCTGGGATATGGAATTTCATGGTGGTTGGAAGTTTAAGAAAATTGATGGCGTATTTGATGACTATGTAAATTATTGGATGAATGAGAAAATCCAAGCGGCTAAAGAAGGCAATAAGACTAGAAAAGCCATTGCTAAAAGACTCTTAAACTCTTTATATGGCAAGTTCGGTACTTCAACCAAAGCCGGACAGAAATCAGTATATTTAGATGAAGATGGTGTACTTTGTTTTGATGATCTACCAATGGAAACTAAAAATGGTATTTATATTCCAGCGGCCTGCTTCATTACTGCCTATGGTCGTGATAAAACCATCCGAACTTCACAGGCAATTCGTGACTTTACTACCAAGAAATATGGTGTGGATAAATATTATTATTCTGACACTGATTCTATTCACGCTGGTCTAACTAATAAAGATTTAGAAGAATTAAAAGATTTACTTGATATTGATGATTACAAACTTGGAGCATGGGCAAAAGAAGCCGAATTTACTCGTGCCATCTACATTAGACAAAAGTGTTATATCGAAGAAATTGATGGAAAAGTTTCAGTCACAGTGGCCGGACTTCCTAAATATATGGCACCGATAGTTAACTTTGATAACTTCAAGCGTGGCTTCTCTACCACAGGTATGACACATGAAAATCTAGTAGAACTCGCTAAACAGAACGGTGCAACCGAAGAAGAAATTGAAAAACTCCATCATAAGACTGATTTTCTCTATGTAAAAGGTGGTGTAATCTTAGCTGATACAGATTTTACCATTAATTAGGTTGTGGAAAACTTTCTAAAATTCTTTGAAAAAACTATTGACATTGTGCTAATGGTGATATATAATGTAAGTATAAACTTAATAAAAGAAGGAGCATCCATGAAGGAAAGCGAAAGATTGAGGAAGGAGAACGATGAACTCCAAGCCAAGATCGAAAAACAATTAGAAGAAATCATCAAACTAATGAAGGAGAAATAAAATGAAAATCAAGGTGCAAGATATAAGTGAGGCAGATAACCTAAAGGTAAATTTCTTGGGTAAAGAGTTAGAGTTAGCTCACGATGATTATCTAAAGAGAAAGAATGAAATCACAACTAAACTCTACACGATTTGGCGAAACAAAGAAATACCAGCGGTTTATCGTACATGGATACAGCAAGCTGCAAGGTTTATTGAAGAAAGTGAACAGAAATGATAATCGACCATACACATCCATTGTATAAAGCAAAGAGAAAAAAGCTTGTGGGTGGTAATCAATTTAATGGTGCATATTATTACAGTAAAGAAATAGTAAAAAATATCATACCGGAACTCATTGACAAAACAGATAGAAATTGGGTAACGATTCGTTTAAAGGAACAACCAATTCCAGACCATTCCATTGTATTTATTCACAACAATAGAAATCCCAATTATTACCAATTCTTAAAACAATACAATGATTTAGTGTTAGTCTGTTCACTACCTAGAACTGTGGAAAACATGTCATACTTCGGTAAACCAATCTATCTTCCATTATCTGTAGATGTAAATTATGTAAGGAAATTCATCTGTAAAGAGAAAACTAAAGAAATGGCTTTCGCTGGTCGCATAATTAAAATTTCAAAGATGTATCATGCTCCTGTACCAAAGGAATGTGATATTCTAACTAACATGCCACAGAATAGATTATTACAAGAGATGGCAAAATATAAGAAAGTCTATTGTACAGGTAGAACAGCCATCCAAGCCAAAATCTTAGGGTGTGAGATTGGAGTACATGACCCTAACTTTCCCGACCCTAACTTCTGGCGAGTCATAGATAACTATGAAGCAAGTAAAATATTACTTAGAAAATTAAATGAAATAGATGGGAAAATAATATGATTCGTGATATAGACTACGACATATTTTATGACTATTATAATATTAACGAAAAGGAGAATAACAAATGAGTGGAACAAAAGCAGGTGGTGCAAAAGCTGCATATACTAATCGATTAAGGCATGGCTTAGACTTCTATGCTCGTATCGGTGCAAAAGGTGGAAGGAATGGTCATACAGGTGGTTTTGCAGCTAATCCAGAACTAGCTAGAATTGCTGGTCGAAAGGGTGGCTTAAAGTCTAGAAGATGGAAAAATAAACCAATTCATAGTGGGTTAGAGCCAGAGGCGGAAGAATTATGATAATTCAAACCGTAACCGTAGGTGATTACAAAGCTAATCTCTTACAACTAAAATGTGGTAACCACATCGGTTATCAATATCGCATCTACACTAAAATCAATGGTAAACGAACTTGTGTAGCAAGAAACTATTCCTATATGTGGGATAAGGATGCATGTTATCAGAAGATGGTGGATGATCTAAATGTGACAATGGGTATTGTAAAATACTTATTCCATTGATATAATAAAAATGTCTGTAATAAGTCCACTTTTAATGTTCAAAATAGGAGCTTGCAATACAGCTCTTATTTTGTGTTATTGACAAAAAAAAGTTTTCAATTACAATATAAATAGGTGTCCAAACTTTTCGCATTGTAAAGGTGTATAGTACGGTGCAGCAGAGATGATTTGGGTACTGTAATATTAAAGTTAACGCAATACTAAAGATTAATAATTAATGGATTGTGTTAATGTATTTGCAATACACCAACAGGATCATTCTTGACAAAGTAAGACCTTGCAAGATAGGTCTTATTTTGTTACAATAAAATTACAGCTGAGGGGAGCGAGGCGTTGATAACAAAGCGTCCCTAACCGTAGTACTCCCCGGCCACCGCCAACACTGGACACGAAATATTCTGTCGGGTTAAGTGCGGTGGTTTTATGTTATAATGAAACTAGAAAGTACTTTATAATATTAGGAAGGAAATTTGTATGCTATTCTTAGTTCATAAAACTAATATTGAACTATCTGATAATGATAAAGTAAATGAAAATGAAATAAATGTTACTGAGTGCGAATTCGTTTTTGATGAAGAATATGGCGATTTAGCAAGGAAAGCTGTCTTTACCAATAGTGTTGAAGGTATTTCATACGAAGTACCAATTACAAATAATAAATGTTTTGTACCTTATGAAGTATGCAACAACGAAGGACACATTTTAGTTGGTGTGTTTGCTTATGATGTTGAAGATAATAAAGTTATTATACGCTATTCACCAACCCCGGCCAAAGTCAAAATTAATAAGGGTTCTTATGTCAAGGATCCAGCCGATAGTGGTATTATCACACCAACACAATATGAAATCTATGAAGCAGCTCTAGCGAGTGCTTTGGAGCGACTAAATCAAGAGATTGCGAAACTTGACGAGGCCTATGAAAGTGGCGAACTAAATGGTCCAGCTAATACTTTAAGTATCGGTACGGTTACCGGTGGTGCTACTGCTGCTGCATCTATTACAGGTGATAGTCCTAATCAAACATTAAGTTTAGTGCTTCCAAAAGGTGATAAAGGAAACACCGGCCCAGCTAATACCTTAAGTATTGGTACGGTTGTAAGCGGAACAACTGCATCTGCTACAATTACAGGTACCGCTCCTAATCAAACTCTAAACTTAGTGCTTCCAAAAGGTGATACTGGTCCACAAGGCACAACGGATTACGATGACTTAGAGAATCGTCCAACCTATAATAGCCAAACTATCACTAGCGAAACTAATATTCCTGAGGTTATAACCTATAATGCATTTACGGGTACAGATGGAGTAACTGCAGGTACAACCGGTCTAGTACCAGCCCCTACTACCACAGATGTTGATAAGTTCCTGAAGTCTGATGGAACTTGGGACACTGCAGGTGGCGGTGGTGGACCAACCGTAGTCCAGACCACAGGCACATCTACTACCGATGTGATGAGCCAGAATGCTACGACTGGTATGGTGTTCCAAAATCCCGGTACTGATAACATAGTCCGAATCGGCAATTCTTCCACCAATTCTTCTAACACTGTGTCGATAGGTTATAGCAGTAATGCTTTAAATACAGCAGCAGTTGCTATTGGTAATACAGCACAAGCACAGGGAATGAATTCAGCGGCTATTGGTTCAAACACACTCGTAACTCACCGAGGGAGTGTGGCACTTGGCTCTTCTGCACAAACTACAAGCAAAGGTCAGATTATGGTCGGCACCACAAATACTTACGATGGTTATGACAGTTCAAACTATCGACTAATATCAGGTGTCTATGATGGTCAAGCCGCTCATGATGCTGTAACTGTCGGCCAAGTTAACGGTTTAATCGATGCAATTAATACAGCTCTTTCGACCAGTATCCCTCATATCGGAGCTAGTAGCTAAAGGAGTTTAACATGGACTGGAGTGCAATTATCGTAGGTGTCTTAGCAGCGTTAGGATCATTTCTGTCCAATGTTGCCCTTACTCGCAAGAAAGCTAAAGCCGATGCGATAAAAGAAATTGAGCGTGAAACTCGCCAAGAAGATAGAATGAAATCTATTGAAAAGAAACTTGATGAACATAATAAATACGCTGAGAAATTAGGTAGTATTGAAAAGTCTATGATTGCTATGCAGAAAGATATTGAATATTTAAGGAAAGGATTGTAATATGGCTTGGAAACAAATTGTACCATTTGACTTGTCTAAAATGGGAACAACACCAAACATGTGTCTTAGGAATGTACGGTTAGCATTTAACATTCCGCCAAAATATATTGATGCAAAGGCCGCAATGCTTGCCAATAAGAACGCTGGTACATTACATGACATCTCAACATTGCCGATGAATGTATCTGTACCTGTATTTTTAGATACACCAAGTGTCAATGAACATGTAGAAGTATCAGATAAAGGTACTTTCTACTCTGATGGTAAAGAAGTAAAAAGTCCAATGAATCAAAAATTCTTTGGCTGGGGTGAAACCTTAAACGATGTAAGAATTGTAGAGTTTGTAGAAGAGCCAAAGCCAAAGCCAGAGCCAACACCAGAACCAAAGAAAGTGTGGTACACATACAAACAAGGTGATACCTTCGGCCAAGTATTGAAAGATTTAGGACTTGATGAAGGTCATCTCTGGGGTGATGATGGAACGGTTAATTATTATACTAACCAATTATGGTCAACTCAACCGGATATATTTGATGCAAATGGTAACATCAAGATTGGTGTACCATTTTATTTAATACCAAGATAGGAGAATCTTATGGCTAAAAAACAAGTAAAGAAATTTCTACCTGAAATTGAATATGAAATACTACGCTGGCTCACATGGATTGTGCTGCCTGCAACTGCTACTTTAATTGCTGGACTCAATACAGCATGGAATTGGAATCTTCCGATTGACGCAATTCTTACAACCTTTGTAGCCATAGAAACCTTCATCGGTACAGTTTTGGGTATTGCTAAGATATCAACCGATAAAACTAGGTAAACTATGGCTAACTATTACGGTCCACAAAATGTTGATGTTTCATCATATGATAATTTCCGTAATGCAATTATGGGTAACGGGTATGATGTTGACTATCTGTTTGGAGCGCAGTGTATTGATTTATTCAAACTTCTAAACTACAATCTTGGATACTCATCGCCTTATGCTAAAACCGGTCCAAATGGATATGTATCAGAATGTTGGACAGTAACCGAATCACGAATATGGAATGCATCTGATAAATATGATTTAATCACCAATATTACAGATTTAAAGCGTGGTGATATGGTTATCATGAATGGAACTTCTTATAATCCTCCCGGACATAATAGTTTTTGTGACGCAGATTATGGTACTTATTCTGGCTATATTCCAATGGTAGGTCAAAATCAAGGAGGTACACCATTTCCGGGTGGTGGTGCTGTTACGAATGTTTTAAATTGGCCGCTAGATAATTTTCTTGGTGCATTTAGATTGAAAGCATGGCATACTACTCCACCAACTCCTAGTGTTAGAAAACCAACTCGGAAACGCTTTCCATGGGTGCTCTATGCTAATAAATTGCGTGATAAATACTAATTATGATATAATAAAATTATGGATGATAATAGGATTTTAGAGCTAACAACTAAAATTGAGGAAACTCTCGGCAAAGAGAATGCGGCCATGATTTCTGATACTCTCGGGGAGATTTTAACCGGAAACACAGAAAACATGAAGGCAATCGAAGAAAGAGATGCCACAATCAAAGAGTTAAAAAATCGCAATGAAAAGTTAGTTAGTGCCAATGGTGCTTTACTTCAGAAGATTCCGGTGGGTAAAGAAAAACCCCAAGAAAAGAGTGAAGAAACTCCAAAGAAAATAGATCTGAGAGATGCGTTTGATAAAAACGGTAACTTCATCCATTAATAACAATTAATTTAATGTCGCACAATATTTGTTTTACGACATTGGAAAGGTAAATATGTATCCATCCGATGGTTTACAAACCGCATTGAATAAAATGCGTGAGATGAGTGTGAATCAAAACTCCATCTATCATCAATTTATTCCGGTGGTAACAGCATCTTCAAGTATTGCTGATTTCGGAACACCAATTCTCGATCCAGCTAATACTGCTGTTTTAAATGACTTCGTGGGCTTGCTTAAGAAAGTTATCTACACCGCTGTTTATGCTAAGACTTTTAATTCACCACTTGCTCAGCTCGAAGGTGAAAGCATGCCAATGGGACAATTCATTGAAGATGTGTATGTCAATCCAGTGAAAGCTCGTGGCTTCAATATCAATGACTTTGCTGGCCTTCTTCAGAAATATGATGCTGAAGTCGCTACCCAATATCTAACTGTCAACAGTGACTTACAATACTGTGTCACTATCACTCGTGAAAAACTTCGCAATGCATTTACTTCTTGGAATAACCTTGAAGAATTCATCACTGGCATGACTAACGCTCTCTATAACGGTGCATACATCACTCGTTACAACCAAACTAAGGGCTTGCCACTTGCTGCATTCAAGGCCGGTGCTGTGAAATATGAAACTATCACCAACCCAACTAATGAAGCCACTGCTAAAGCACTTGTTCGCAAGATGCGTGCTGATTACAGCAAATTCCAAATCCCTTCCACCAAGTTCAACGCTTGGCAAGATGTTAAAGGTGAAGGTGCATTCGCTCTCAAGACTTGGACAAATCCAGATGACATCATTGTGATGATTTCTGCTGATGTTGAAGCACTTGTTGATGTCGAAGTGTTGGCCGCTGCCTTTAATATGAACAAGGCCGACTTCTTAGGTCGTGTGATTGTTGTCGATGATTTCTCACAATACAATGATGATGGCACTGTTGCTGTTGATGGCTCGATGATTAAAGCCATGATTGCTGACCGGGCATGGTTTAAGATTAAAACTCAAGACTTTGCTATGGAAGATTTCAGAAATCCAAATAACAGAACCTATCAACTGTATCTCAATGATACTCGCATGGTTAACTACTCATTGTTTGCCAATGCTAAAATCTACACCACAGAAGAACCAACTCCATCCGGCTCTGATAGTGAGTAAAATTAACAATAGTTTTCCACAGGATTATCCACATCCTGTGGAGAACTTTACAAGGAAAGGAGAAATGTGGCGATTATCACTCCAAATACAGATGTTATACTGTTAAAAGTTCCACTAGAATTAGATGAGATTAATCAGCTCACTTTCGCTAATGCAACTGCTCAGTATAACTATTTTTATAATCTTCCTAATAAACTTGTTTTTGATACAAAATTTACCTATCAAAGAAAAGACAACAGTATTAAAGTAGAGGCCACCGTCGATGATTTGTATGATTACAATTATGTGATGTATCGTAACAATAATCATTCTAACAAATGGTTTTATGCATTTATCACCAATATGGAGTATGTGTCTGATAAAGTCACTTCTCTTACGCTAAAGACCGATGTATGGCAAACATGGCAATTCCAGCTAACCTTTAAGCCGGTGCTGATAGATCGTGAACACACCAATGATGATACGGTTGGTGCTAACACTCTGCCGGAGGGGTTAGAGTTAGGGGAGATGGTGGCAAATGGTACACCCACTAATTTTGCTGGTGTTGGTGGTACAGGAATGTCTGATTATTGTACTGTGGTTGAAGTTTCACAAATTGAAAATGAAGGTGATAGTGCTACTCTATCTTATCAATGGGTTGGAGGTGGTGGTAGTGAAACACCAAGAATTAACAACATTGATAGAGGAACAACTCCACTTGTTTTAAATTTTATTCCTGATACACAAAATACACCAAGTGCAATTACAAGAGTATATGACCATGCCGGATTGTCTGATGCTATTATAAGTATTTATATGTTACCTAAATCTCTTATTGGCACAAATTATCATCAGATTCAAATTACAGCAACAAAAGGATCAGTAACTAAAGCATTCAATGGTGCTGTTGTTCCCGATACTAAAAGTGGTGTATATGACATAGCGACCACAACATTTACTAAACCAACAAGTGTAAATGGTTATATACCAAAAAACAAAAAAGTTTTAACATGGCCATTTTGTTATTTTAATATTTCAAATAACTCTGGCACAAGTATGCCTTATCATTATGAAGATTTTAATAGTACAATTACATTTAAAACAGAGGGCACATTTGGAATAAGTGGAAGTGTTAAAACTATCCCACAAAATTACAAAAATATTCTTTCTACAGACAATGCATTAGATTATAGTGTGAATGCACCAAAATATCCAGTTTGCTCATGGAATACAGATAGTTATACAAACTGGCTCACACAAAATTCTGTAAACATGGAAAGTCAATGGAAATCGACGCTTATCGCCGGAGGTATTGGTATAGCTGCGACGGCATTAACAGCTGGTTTAGCTGCTCCAACTCTTGGGATGACCGCAGGAATGGCAGCTCTTTACGGTGCAGGTGGTGCTGCAATCAAAGCCGGTGGTGATTTAATTGGCACAGCTCGTGAACAACATCTTGCTAAAACACAGGCCAACATGACACCAGACCAAGCCAAAGGAAATCTTAGTGCTGGTGATTTTCTATGGGCAAAATATCGTTCACCATTTACATATCTACCAATGTCAATTAAAGCAGAGTATGCTAGATGTATTGATGAATACTTTAGTCAATTTGGATATAAATGTAATAGAGTCAAAGTTCCAAATATCACAGGTCGAACAAATTGGAACTATGTCAAAACCATCGGATGTTATATCAAGGCCGATATACCTCAAGATGATTTACAAGAAATTAAAAATATGTTTGATAGGGGTGTTACCTTCTGGCATAATCCAAGTACATTCATGGATTATACACAAAGTAATGCTATAGTAACACCATAAGGAATTACAATGGTAAAAATGAATAAACCTAGAAGAAAATCAATCAACAGTGATTTTGAAGATGCGATGTTACTCAACTCTCAAACTTATGTTGATTATTTGGAAAGAATGAAAAAGATTGCTCTTTCAATGTTTGAATGGGTAAATCTTCCGGACACTATGAACTCTAGATATCTAGAAATGTGTCTGTATTATAAAGGCCAAGCGGCACTTCTTTATGATGAAGATTATGGATTTATCAACACACAAGCGGCTGATTCTGGGTATATCAATATCTATGGATTACCGACTAAATTGAATTGTTACTCATATTCATATAATAAGATGCGTGAACTCTATGTGCCAAACACTAATCTACCGGCTGAAGAAGAATGTATCTTAGTGATGAATAACTATCAGAGAGTACCGACAGCGGCCACAATTCAGCTCTATGCAGAACGATTGACCGAAGCACAAAGAGCGGCCGATATAAATATTAAGGCACAGAAAACACCGATACTACTCTTAACTGATAAAAACCAAGAACTTACTCTTAGGAATATGTATGCACAATATGATGGCAATTCCCCGGTTATCTTCGGTGATAAAAATCTCTTGGCTGATAAACCGATTGATAGTATTAATACCAACGCTGAGTTTGTAGCCAATGATATTAGAACTTACATGGAAGGTATCTGGAACGATTTTCTATGTTTTCTTGGTATTAATAATCTCAATGAGAAGAAAGAACGTTTGATTACTTCAGAGGCCAACACAAATAATGAATTGGTCAACCTTAATATGCAGAGTTACTTAATTCCGAGAAAACAAGCGTGTAAAGAGTTTAATGAAAAGTTTGGTTTAACCGGTGGTAGTCGTGCCATAGATGTCAAACTCCGTTCAGACCTCTATAATATCATTAAAGAGAATGAATCAATAGTAAAAGATTATGATGAGGAGGTGGTAAATGGCTAGATACACAATACAACTCAGAAATGTAATCCAAATCTTTGGTGAAAATACTGTCAAAGGATGGTTTTCGGATTACGAATTATCTGATTATCTCACTGATGAAGAAATTGCTGTTATTACCGAGCGTGGTGTCTGGAGTAAAGACAAATTGGCCCAAGCAATTCTAGACCATTATTATATGTATGAGATTGGTTTTGAAACTCCGGCACTATTCGCACATCAGGCAAAAGTGTTGATGCGAGAATTGATGGAAGAAAAAGCGCCGCTTCTATATTCAGCAGCTCTAGAGTATGATCCATTGCTTAACAAAACATACGAAGAAACCTATTCTGGTGCAAATTCTGCTACAGGTGCAACAGTTTCTTCATCTTCTAGCTCTGGTCTGAATGTTCAAAGTGATACTCCACAAGGACAGATTAGTAAAACCGCTATTTTGGCCGGTGATTATGCATCTTCTACTGGTGCTAATGAAAATGAAGTGAGTGGCCGAGATGATTCCACAAGTTCCGGAACTCAAAGCTATACTCGCAGCGTAAAGGGTAGTAATGGTAGAACTCCACAAGAGATGGTTAAAGAGTATCGCAAGAATATTGTGATGATTAATCGTGATATAATTAAAGATGTAAATATCCTCTTTATGGGTATTTATTAGAAAGGAATAAAATGACAGAAGAATTAAAAACTATCGACACTGTAGATACTTCACCGTTCAAGAAAATGGTGATGACCATTGGTGAACTTCCTACATCGTTTGTGGATAGCATGACTTATTATGAATGTCTTGCATGGTTAGTTAATTACTTACAAACTACGATAATAGACACTATTAATAATAACGCTGAAGTAAGTGAAGAATTACAACAGAAATATCTCCAATTGAAAGCCGAAGTAGAGGATGAAATTGAAGATTTTGAAACATCAATAACAACCGCTTTCAACACCCTTAAAAATTATGTAGATAACTATTTTGACAATCTTGATGTTCAACAGGAAATCAATAACAAACTCGATGAAATGGCTCAAGATGGAACTCTTGCAGAACTTATTTCAACAGAAATTCTTGGTGATCTTAGTCAACTTCATACTACTGATAAATCAAGTATAGTGGCAGCAGTTAATGAAACTTATGACAGAGAAACAACGATAAAAAGCGAATTAGAGCTTTCAATCGGTGATATTAAGATGGATGATATTCGTAAAGAAAACAACTCTCGATGGACTAAAGTTACTTTACCGAACACAATTACAGAAACATTCTTTAATGATTTTAACATCTATACAAATGGTGGTAAAAAATATGTTGTAGAATTTGATGAAAATAAATATAAAAACTCTGGTGGGACAACATATTATGTTGCCACAGATGGTGATAATACAACAGGAGATGGGACATCAGCTCACCCTTATGCAACTATTTATAAATGTTTACAAGTTTGTAATGCTGGTGATACGATTATCATGAAAAATGGTATCTATACTAGAAATGGTATGCCAAGTGCTGAATCCACCAAAATTAGTAAATCAATCAATATTATTGGTGAAAGTGAAGACGGTGTTTGGATTAAGCAAGATGATAATTATGTATGGACACAAGATTCTGACTATTCTAACCTCTATTATACAAGCAGAACTGGTATAGCAAAAGTGATTGATATTCAGAGTAGAAATGAAGGCATATTCTTAAATCTCACTCAAGTAAGTACTAAAGCTGAATGTGCAGCTACTGAAAACAGTTACTACTATGCCTCACCACTAGTTTATGTAAATCAAGGTGGAATTCAGCCATCAGAACAAACAATCTGTTTCACTCTTGGAGTTGGTAATACATTATTCTTAGTTAAAGATTGTGCAGCAGATAGTACAATTTACTTTGAAAATATAAATGTATTAAATTCCGACAGAGGCACAATGTTCTTTAATAATGGTACAGCCAACACTGTCAATGTATTCATGAAGAATTGCAAATTTTACAACAATAATTCCACTACTTATGCACATGATACAATGAGTAATGTCGGATGTAATACAATCTGTTACAATGTTATCTGTAATAACACTGGTAAAGATGGATTCAACTATCATGAAGGTGATTACAAACAAGCTAATGGTATTGAAATTAACTGTAAATCCATAAACTGTGGATATGGACACACAGAATCAGGCCAATTATCTAACAATGCCACTACAGGTCATAATTCATCACAAATCGTACGCATCAACGGTGTATATGGTGATAGTAATGGTGGAAGTGTTGTAGATATTGAACAGGTTAAAAGCGTATTATATGGATGTACTGTATATGATTCATATGGCCTTGGTGGAAGAGATTACGACCTTTACGCGGCTGGTACGGCTGTGATGTATGTAATTGATTGCTACTTCAAAGGATCTACTGCTGGTGTAAATCTTAAAGCCACAGATACATCATATGTGTACTATAATGAAGGTACTGAGTTTGACACCAAAGATGGTACAAATGTTCTACTAATTCCATAATCAATAACCAAACTCCCACACCCTCCGGTACTGCCCAATGCTGGAGGGTGTTTGGTTGGGTGGTGGATTTGTGGCGTTGTGACGCGTTTTAAGCGTTTTGGTGTGTGGGTGGTACGGTGGTGCGGTATGTAT